ACGTTGCAGGCGATTCAGCTAACTATCTATCAAAAGTAGAATTAGATGAGTCAACTGGAGTATCAACAACAGCACAGTTAAGATTAATAGGTTTCTCTAAAGATCCTGACAACAATGACATTAGTTCTGCTAATGTAAATATGGTTGTTACGATTAATGAGCATTTCTTAAAATCTACAACTGGAATCTAATCGGATAGGAGATAAATATGGCGATAAGTAGAGGACAACTAGTTAAAGAACTAGAGCCAGGTTTGAATGCACTATTCGGCTTGGAATATAAACGTTATGAGAATCAGCATGCTGAAATATATACTACTGAATCTTCAGACAGAGCGTTTGAAGAAGAAGTAATGTTATCAGGTTTTGCTCAAGCACAGACTAAGTCTGAGGGATCAGGTGTAACTTTTGACAATGCTCAAGAGACATACACTGCTAGATACACTCACGAGACTGTAGCTTTAGCGTTTTCAATCACTGAAGAAGCGGTTGAAGATAACCTATATGACAGACTTGGAAGTAGATATACTAAAGCGTTAGCTAGATCTATGGCGAACACAAAACAAGTTAAGGCGGTTAACCCGTTAATTAATGGTTTTGGCACATTCACTTCAGGTGATGGTACTGCTTTATTCAGTGCTTCTCACCCAACAATTAGTGGAACTGTATCAAATACATTAGCTACGGCTGCTGACTTGAACGAAACTTCACTAGAGCAATCTTTAATAGACATTGCTGCAATGACAGACGAAAGAGGTCTAAAAATTGCTGCAAGAGGTATTAAAATGATCGTTCCTTCTGAACTTCAGTTCACTGCTGAGAGATTAATGAAAACTCAAGGTAGAGTTGGTACTGCTGATAATGATATTAACGCAATTGCGTCTATGGGAATGGTTCCTCAAGGTTACAGAGTGAACAATTTCTTAACTGATCCAGATGCGTTCTACATCATTACTGATGTTCCAAATGGAATGAAGTACTTTAACAGAGCACCTATTAAGACTGCTATGGAAGGTGACTTCGACACTGGTAACGTAAGATACAAAGCTAGAGAAAGATACTCTTTTGGAGTTTCTGACTTTAGAGGTATTTTTGCATCACCAGGTGCATAATAATTAATTATTTGAGGCGGGACACAATCCCGCCTCATTTAACATATAGAAAGAAAAAATGACTGAACATAAATATATTGTAAAAATATTTACGAAATATCTTCAAACTAGTTTTGAAATTGAAAGTGAAAAAGAGATAAATAATACGGAAGAGCTAAATAAACCTATTATTGACTTTCTAGGAAAATCTGATATAAAATGGGAAAAAAACGATCTGCAGTATACTAGTACTTCAAATGGTTTTTACATAACCTATGAGGAGGTTCAAAATGGCTCAGGACAACATGGTATTGTTCGCAAAGAAACTGAAACTCGAATCTAAATGGAACGAGTTGTTTCTTGAGAACAGAGGACAAATAACACCAGAAATGTCTGTTCTAGGTGATGAGATCAAACGAGTAGTTAGATCAATCATTAGACAACAAGAAGCAGAAGTTCTTAATAATCTTAAAGATGGTGAAATTCATCTTTACGCTGGTTAATTAGGACTTTACATCGCTAAAACGTTAATCATTCCTAGGGATCTCTTGCACTTTTTAATAATTTAATATATAAATTACAAACTATACATAAATTAATATTCTGCATAGACGCGTATAGTCGACGGCCTAGAGACTATGTAGAATTTAACTAGGAGAACAATCATGGCAAACACTACATTTAAAGGTCCAGTAGTAGCCCTTAACGGGTTTATTGGTGGAGCAAACGTTAACCCACACACAGGTTCAGATGACACACAACAAGGTGGAACTGTTGCTTGGACTGTTTCAAATACATCTACACTTACAATCGCTACTGGCTCAAGAGCCGGCGAAACTTTAAGCGCAGTAAATAATGAAGCATTGATGGTTTATGTTGCTAACGGTTACACAGGAAATGCTACTTATGCTTTTTCTGATGGTACTACTTGGAAACAAGTAATTACTGGTACAGACGTTACATCAAGTTAATTAATTAGTGTGGGCTTCGGCCCACACATAAAATACTAAGGAGAAAAATTATGGCAGCTAAAGGTGACGTAAAAGCAGTACAGATTACAACAGCAGCTCAAGTATTCGCTGGAAGAACTAGACTAAGAGGAATTATTCTATCGGCTAATAGTACAACAGTTGTTGGATCTATAACTTTACAAGATATTGACGGAACTCAATTCACAGCAGATGTTCCTCCAGGAGATGTTTTTTCATTTAACATGCCTGAAGATGGAATTTTATTTAAAAGTGGAATGACTTGCAGTACAATTACAAGTGCTAAAGCAACTGTATTAATAGATAAGTAAGGTCTAAATGGCAACTTCAGGAACTACAACCTTTGAATCAGGTTTTTATATCGATGATGTAATCACTGAAGCTTATGAAAGAATAGGCAGATTTGATTATTCTGGTAATGATATAAAAACAGCTAGACGTTCTTTAAATATAATGTTTCAAGAATGGGGCAATAGAGGTTTACATTTCTGGGAAGTAAAAAATAATTCAATTACATTAGTTGATGGTCAAGCAGAATATACAATGTATAGATCAACTGCAGATGGTACATCAGATGCAACAGCAGTGTATGGTGTAGATGATATTTTAGAAGCCGTTTATAGAAATTCTTCTGGAGTTGATTTTTCTTTAACAAAAATTAATAGATCAACTTATCAAGGTTTATCTTCTAAAACACAAGAAGGAACTCCAACACAATATTTTGTACAAAGATTTATTGATAAAGTAACTATCACTTTATATCTAACTCCAGGATCCACTGAAGCCGGAAACTTTTTAAATTACTATTATGTTAGCCGGATTCAGGATGCCGGGAACTATACAAATAATGCAGATGTACCTTACAGATTTGTACCTTGTATGGTATCAGGACTTTCATATTATTTATCACAAAAATTTAAACCAGAATTAACTCAACAAATGAAGTTATTATATGAAGATGAATTACAAAGAGCTCTTGAAGAAGATGGTTCTTCATCTAGTACATTTATAACTCCAAAAACTTATTATCCAAATGTCTAGATCAAACGGAAAATACGCACAATTTATTTCAGACCGATCAGGTATGGCTTTTCCATATAAAGAAATGGTTGTTGAATGGAATGGTTCAAGGGTACATGTTTCAGAATTTGAACCTAAGCAACCACAATTAGAACCTAAACCAACAGTTGCTGATCCACAAGGTTTACAATTTGCAAGACCTGCTAGAGTTGAACCTGAAACAGAAAGTTTATTACCTAGTAATCCATTTAATTTTACTTCAGGGTCAAGTATTGTAACAGTTACAGAACCTAATCATCAAAGATCTACAGGTGATATTGTTGTATTTAGAAATGTAGATGGAAGTCCAGGTGGATTAAATTTTTCTTTGTTTGAAAATGCTTCAGGATTTAGTATAACAGTTATTAATACAAATAGTTATAGTTTTAACTGCGGAAGTAATGCAACGCTAACAGGAGACTCAGGAGGAATGACTGCGACCGCTGGTCCAGTAACACTTACACCATAATGACATACGCAGAACTAGTACAACAGATTAGAGATTACACAGAAGTAGATTCAAATGTTTTAACATCTACTATTGTTGATGGCATTATTAGTAATGCTGAATTTAGAATATTTAGAGATGTAGATTCTGATAATAATAGAAGATATGCTACAGCTAATTTAATTACTTCAGATAGATTTATAGATAGACCCGCAGGTTTACTAATTGTTAGATCAGCTCAAATAGTAGATTCTGATGGAAGTTCACAACCTGATAATAGAGAATTTTTAGAATATAGAGACACTAGTTATATGTCAGAATATAATCCTACTGGAGCTACAGGAGTTCCTAAATATTACAGTTTGTGGGATGAGCAAAAAATTGTAGTAGCCCCTACACCAGATGCTACTTATGAAATTCAGTTAAATTATATCTTGAAAGACCCTGGTTTATCTGCTACAAATACGACTACATACATAAGTCAAAATTTTCCCAATGGTTTATTGTATGCATGCTTAGTTGAAGCATATAGTTTTCTAAAAGGGCCAAATGATCTCTTGCAATTATACGAAGGAAAGTATAAACAAGTGGTAGAAGGCTTCTCAGTAGAACAAATGGGAAGAAGAAGACGAGATGAATATCAATCAGGTGTTCCTCGAGTCGGTGCAAAATAAAACTAGGAGATAAATTATGGCTATAACACAAGCGATTGCAAATGCATTCAAGAAACAATTATTAGAAGGAGATCAAAATTTTTCTTCATCTGGTGGTGATGTTTTTAAACTAGCTCTTTATACTTCTTCAGCAACTCTAAACTCAGCTACAACTGCTTACACTGCAACTAATGAAGTTGCAAACAGTGGTCAGTATACAGCAGGTGGTTCAGATCTAGCAGGTCAAAATACTTCAATTGCATCAGGTGTTGCAATTGTTGACTTTGCAGATTTATCATTTACTGGTGTAACGTTGACAGCTAGAGGAGCATTAATTTATAACACATCTTCTGCAGTTACAAATGCAGCAGTTGCCGTTTTAGATTTTGGAGCAGATAAAACAGCTACATCAGGAACTTTCACAGTACAGTTTCCAGCATTTACTACAGCAGCAGCTATATTAAGAATCTCTGGCTAATTAAGGAGGTCTAGATGGCATTAGTTGTAAATGACAGAGTCAAAGAGACTTCTACCACTACTGGTACAGGTACTTTTACTCTTGCAGGAGCAGTAGTAGGATTTGAAACTTTTTCATCAGCAATTGGAAATACAAACACAACTTACTATTCAATTGTAAATGAAAATGGAGAATTTGAAGTAGGACTTGGAACTGTAGCAGCTGGCACTTTAGCTAGAACTACAATTATATCATCATCTAATAGTGATTCTGCAGTAAATTTTTCTTCAGGTACTAAAGATGTTTTCTGTACCCTTCCTGCATCCAAAGCAGTCATACTAGATTCAAGTGGAAACATTGTTGCAAACAATGGGTCTAACTTAACAAATTTAAACGCAGATAATTTAGCTTCAGGCACAGTACCTGATGCAAGGTTTCCTGCAACACTTCCAGCAGCTAACGGGTCAGCACTTACAGATTTAAATGCAACTAATTTAGCAAGTGGTACAGTTCCAGATGCAAGATTCCCAGCAACACTCCCTGCAATTAGCGGAGCAAATTTAACAAACTTAGATGCAGACGATTTAGCTTCAGGTACAGTACCTGACGCAAGATTTCCTGCAACACTTCCAGCTGCGAGTGGTGTAAACTTAACAGCACTTAATGCTTCAAACGTTGCTTCAGGAACTTTATCATCAGATAGATTACCAACAGTACCGACAACAAAAGGTGGTACAGGTTTAACTGCAATTGGAACTGCGAATCAAGTTCTTGCAGTAAATGCAGGAGCAACTGCTTTAGAATTTAAAACACCAGAAGTTGGTGATATTACAGGTGTTACAGCAGGTTCAGGTCTAACAGGAGGTGGAACTACAGGTGACGTTACATTAAATGTTGGCGCTGGAAACTTAATAGATGTTCAAGCAGATCAAATAGATGTTGATCTTTCAGAACTTACGACATCTACATCAGATGCAGATGGTGATTTCTTTGCTGTAGTGGATAGTGCTAATGCACAGAAAAAATTAACTAAAGGCAATATTGCTATTTCAGGTTTTAATAATGACAGTGGATTTATTGATGGATCTGCTTTAAATGCAAGTAATCTAAGTTCAGGAACTGTTCCAGATGCAAGGTTTCCCGCAACTTTACCAGCTTTAAATGGAAGTGCTTTAACAGCATTAAATGCTTCAAATGTTTCCTCAGGAACTTTAGCATCAGACAGATTGCCTACAGTTCCAACAACAAAAGGTGGTACAGGGTTAACTTCAATTGGATCTGCAAATCAAGTTTTAGCGGTAAATTCTGGTGGAACAGCTTTAGAATTTCAAACACCAACTACTGGAGATATTACAGGCGTTACAGCAGGATCTGGCTTAACAGGTGGTGGATCATCTGGTGATGTTACTTTAAATGTTGGCGCTGGAAACTTAATTGACGTTACAGCAGATGCTATTGATGTTGATTTATCAGAACTTACAACTTCTACATCAGACGCTGATGGTGATTTTTTTGTTGTAGTAGATAGTGCTAATGCACAGAAAAAACTTACAAAAGCAAATATAAATAACTCAGGATTTAATAATGACGCTGGGTACACAACGAATGTTGGAGACATAACTGGAGTTACAGCAGGTACAAATTTAACAGGTGGTGGAACTACAGGTGATGTTACCATTAATATGGCAACGGGTGGTGTTGGATCTGGAACTTACGGAAGCACAGCCAACGCAACTAAAATTGATACAATTACTGTTGATGCTTATGGTAGAGTTACTGCTGTTGCAACTGGAGCAACTGGTGATATCGATGGAGTTACTGCAGGTAATGGTCTTACAGGTGGAGGAACTTCTGGTACACCAACATTAAACGTTGGAGCAGGAACTGGTATTGATGTTTCAGCAGATGCAATTGCTGTTGATGTATCAGACTTTATGACTAATGGTTCTAACAACAGAATTGTTACTGCAACTGGTACAGACGCACAAAATGCAGAAGCTAATTTAACTTTTGATGGATCTACTTTAGATGTTTCCGGAACTTTAAAAGCTGATAAAGGATATGTTCCTGAAGCAACTTTAACAGATGGTGCAACTATTAACTGGAACATGAGTACGCAATCTGTTTGTAAAGTAACTTTAGGTGGCAACAGAACTTTAGCTGCTCCATCAAATGGAAGCACGGGACAGTTTGCTTCAATTTTAGTTATTCAAGATGGAACGGGCGGCAGAACTATAACATGGAATGCAGTATATGAATTTGCATCTGATACAGCTCCAACGCTAACGGCCACTGCTAGTCTAGGTGATTTATTTGTATTTAGATACAATGGTTCAAAATGGTTAGAAGTGGGTAGAAATTTAGCATTAACACTAAGTTAGGAACTTAGACTATGGCTTTTGGAATTACAGCATTTGCGGAAGCACCTTTCGCTGCAACATACTCACAAAATATTAATGTTCAGGTAACAGGTCAAGAACTTACTACTCAAGAAAGTAATCTTGGAGTTGTTATTGATGTATCAGTTTCTTTAACAGGTCAGCCAATAACTATTACTGAAGGTAATGTTAATATTTTCGCTGGAATTACAGCATTCCCAACAGGGGAAGCTTTATCTGCTAATTTAAATTCAGTTTCTACAATTGGAAATGGAAATGTTTCACTTACAGGTCAAGAATTAACTACTACAGAAGGAACATTAACTTTAGACGCAAATACATTTGCTTCAGTTAGTGGTGAAGCAATGACTGCAGAAGAAGGAACAGTAGATCCTTCTCCAGATGCATCAGTCACTGGTATTGGAATGTCTGCAGCATTAGGACTTGGAACAGTTACTGCAGGAGCTGCTATAGGTATTACTGGTCAAGAAATGACAATGGCTCAGGGTAATACTTTAGCTTTCACTGATGTTGTAATAGAAGATGTTACAGGCATAGGAATGACTATGGCTCAAGGTAGTGTTATTACTACAGCTAACGCTAATTTAACCTTATCTGGTTTTGACCTGACTATGCAGGAAGATAATGTTACTGTAGGTGCAGACGCTAATGTTAGTTTAACGGGAAATGCTATGACAGCTACTCTTGGAACAGCAGTTGCAGAGACCAATGCTAATCTGACTTTAACTGGTTTTGACCTAACCATGCAAGAAGGAACTGCTACAGCTCCTGATTCATTAGCTATATTAACAGGAATTGAAATGACGATGGCAGAAGGTAGTATACAAAACATTATATGGAATCCAGTAGATACAGGAAATGCACCAATCGATCCTCCTGGCTGGAAAGAAGTAGCTTGATTAGGATAAAAATATAAATATAATGAAATATTAATAAACTGTAAAATATGCCAAATACTACATCAACAAGTTTAAAACTAACCGTACAAGCAACTGGAGAAAACTCAGGAACTTGGGGACAGTTCACTAATACTAATATACTGATATTAGAACAAGCAATTGGTGGATATGCTCCAGTAACTCTAAATGAAACAACCGGTGCAACTTTAACGTTTTCAAATGGTGTTTTATCAAACGGTAAAAATCAAGTTATAAAACTTACCGGAACTATTTTAAACGCCGTTAATGTTATAATTCCTGATTCTATAGAAAAAACATATATTGTAGAAAATGCAACTACCGGTGCATTTACTGTTACATTTAAAACAAGTTCTGGAACAGGTGTTACTTGGAGTACTACTGATAAAGGAACAAAACTAGTTTATTCTGATGGTACAAATGTTGTTGATACAGAATTTGTAGATAATGCAATTACAGAAGTTGTAGAAGACACTTCACCAGAATTGGGTGGAGATCTAGATACTAATTCATTTAATATTAAATTTGATGATGCAAAAGGAATTAGAGATAATTCTGATAATGAACAATTAATTTTTCAAAGCAATACAACAACTGCAGTTAATTATTTTGAAATAACAAATTCACAAACAGGAAGTGATCCTGCATTATCTGTAGCAGGTAGTGACACTAATGTAGGTTTAAATATTTCAACTAAAGGCACTGGATTAGTTAAATTTGATAATGCCGCATATAATGCGGATTTTGCTTTAACTGACGGAGCTACCATAGATTGGGCTGTAAATACCTCTCCTGTTGCAAAAGTAACATTAGAGGGTAATAGAACTTTAAATGCTCCAACTGGAAGTGCCTCTGGACAATTCGTCTCTTTACTGGTAATACAGGATGCAACAGGCTCTAGAACTTTAACATTTAATGCGGTCTATGAATTCGCTTCAGATACTGCACCAACTTTAACGACAACTGCCGATAAAGGAGACTTGTTTGTTTTTAGATATAATGGTACAAAGTGGTTAGAGGTTGGAAGAAACTTAAATCTGACACTAAGTTAGGAGAAAAATTATGTACGTACTTGTAGAAAATAATGTAATAACAAAATCTTTTAGTTATCCAAAAGGTTTTATTTTAAACGAAAATCAATATTCTAAAGATATTTTTACTAAATGGACAACTGCTGAAAAACAAGCAATCGGTATTTACGAAGTTGTTGTCGATAAAACAAATTATAGAGATTCAGAATATTATATAAATACTAATTCAACAATCACATTTGCAAATAATCAAGCAACAGAATCATGGGGAACTGCAACTGCTAAAAGATTAAATGATGAAAATGCAGTAGATGAAAATAATCAACCTGTATTAGATGAAAATGGTGTTCAAGTTATTAACTATGGTTTAAAAACTGAAAAGAAAAAAATTGTAAAAGATCAAGCTGCAGGATTACTTGCTAAAACTGATTGGTATGTCGTTAAAGCAACTGAAGTTTCTGATTACACTGTACCTGCAAACATTACAACTTACAGAACAGCAGTTAGAACTAAATCAAATCAAATGGAAACTGCAATAGATGGTGCAGCTGATGTTGATGCATTAAAAGCTTTATACGAATATACAGACGATGGTAATGGAAACATTACAAGACCTTTAGGAGAGTGGCCAGAGGAGGTAATCTAACGTGTTTATAGTTGGAGGAAACCAATCGGCAGGGGGTTATGAAGTAGATAACTCATTAAGGTTTAATGATGGTAGTTCAGATACATTAAGCAGAACTCCAGGAAGTGCTAGTAATAGAAGAACTTGGACATGGAGTGGTTGGATTAAAAGAGGAAATTTAGGAACAGACCAAGTTATTTTTGTTGGTGGTACAGCAAACACTTGGATAAGACTTAATGCAGATGACACATTAGAGTTTAATATTCAAGATAATGATGAAAGCACTATAATAACAACTCAACTTTTTAGAGATGTTTCAGCTTGGTATCATATAGTAGTAGCTATAGATACAACACAAGGAACAGCAAGTAATAGAGTTAAGTTTTATGTAAATGGTAATCAAGTAACTGATTTTAGCACAGAAGTATATCCATCACTAAATTATCAAGCTGGAATTAATAATACAGGCACACATTATATAGGAAGATTAAACTATGTAGCAGTTCAATACATAGATATGTATTTATCAGAAACTGTTTTTATTGATGGACAACAACTAGACCCAACTTCATTTGGAGAATTTGACGAAGATAGTGGAATATGGAAACCAATAGATGTATCTGGTTTAACTTTTGGCACAAATGGATTCTATTTACCATTTGAAAACTCTGCTGCATTGGGTCAAGACGATAGTGGTAATGGAAATAACTTCACAGTTAATAACCTTACAGCAATAGACCAATCTACTGATACACCTACTAATAATTTTGCAACATGGAATCCTTTAGATATAAAAAATCCATCTTATGTTAATACTTTATCAAATGGAAATCTAACCGCTTCAGACCCTTCAACTGGTGACTGGTACACAACATTTGCAAATTTTTCTCCATCAAAAGGTAAATGGTATTGGGAAGTTAAACCTACAACATTAAGTACAACTTGTGGATTAGGAATTTATTTTGGTCAAAATACTTTTACTACTATTTATCCAAATACTACAACATCATTTTATTGTCACCAAAATGGTGACATTTATATGAATAGCACAACATATACTTATATGGCTTCTTATAGTGTTAATGATATTATTATATTTGCTTTAGATATGGATGATGGTAAATTTTATATGGGTAAAAATGGTTCTTGGGCAGATGGTTCTGGAAATTCAAATCAAACATTTGCAAATGCTGTTTCATTAACAACAACATCTTCTACTTCTTTTCCAACTGATAAAGATGTTTTTCCAATTACAAGTTTAAGAAGTGCTAATGCTAATATAAACTTCGGGTCTCCACCTTACACAATCTCATCAGGCAACACAGATGGTAATGGCTATGGAAACTTTGAATATGCAGTACCTAGTGGATATTATGCACTTAACACAAAAAACCTAGCGGAGTATGGATAATGGCTTATACAGATATAGATAAATCAGACGATTATTTTAATACAGTTCTTTATACAGGTAATGGTTCTAGTGGTCATGCTATAACAGGTGTAGGATTCCAACCTGATTTTGTTTGGATAAAAGGAAGAACTAATGTTGCTACAACAGAACACAATAGATGGACAGATGTTGTTAGAGGACCTTTACAAACACTAACATCCGATGAGACCGGCGCAGATACTGTTAGATCAGGAGGTGTAGCATCTTTTGATTCAGATGGATTTACTGTTGGAAATGATGGTTCTTTTAATTATAGCGGTATGAGTGTAGTGGCTTGGAACTGGTTAACAGATAACACATCTGGCTCATCAAACACAGATGGTTTAATAACTTCAACTGTATCTGCAAACACTACTGCTGGATTTAGTATTGTGTCTTATACAGGTACAGGAAACTCTAATAATACAGTTGGTCATGGTTTAACTCAACCTTTAGATTTATTGATTGTTAAAAATAGAGACGCTTCTGCTGGTTGGAAAGTTGGTTCAACTGCTTTATCTGGAAATGGATATGATTACTCACTTGCTTTACAGGGTACATCTGCAGAAAATGCAAATAGTAGTCCATTTAATAACACAGCACCTACAAGTTCAGTTTTTACAATAGCTAATTTTAGCTATGCTGACACAAATGTATCAGGTCAAGATTTTGTGGCGTATTGTTTTCATAGCGTTAAAGGATTCTCAAAAATAGGCTCATACACAGGGAATGGAAGTTCAACAAATGGAGCATTTGTTTATACAGGATTTAAACCAGCTTGGTTTATGATTAAAAGAACTAATAGTACTGAAAGTTGGTATATTCATGATAACAAAAGAGATACATTTAATCCAAGTGATAAACATTTATTGGCTAATTCTTTTAATGCAGAAAACGCACAGGAGGATATTGATTTATTAAGTAATGGTATAAAAATTAGAAGTTCAGATAGTGGTTATAATGCATCAGGTTCAACATACATGTACATGGCATTTGCTGAAAATCCATTTGTAACAAGCACTGGAATACCTGGACTAGCTCGATAAGAAATCTTGCTATAACACACAATCTGGTATATTTTAAAGTATGCTACAAAAACTTAACTTCAAACCTGGTTTTAACAAAATGTCTACTGATTCAGGAGCTGAATCTCAATGGGTTGATGGAGATTTTGTAAGATTTAGATACGGCTTACCGGAAAAAATAGGTGGCTGGTCACAGTTAACTAATAATCAAACTCTTCCTGGAGCTGCACGTGCGCAACATGCATTTACATCTTTAGCTGGTGAAAAGTATGCAGCAATAGGAACTTCACAAGGTTTATTTATATATTACTCAGATACAATTTATGATATTACTCCATTAGACACAGGAATTACTGGAGCTGATTTTGATGCAACATCGGGTTCTCCGACAGTAACCGTTAATAAAAATACACACAATTTAGCTAATGGAAGATATATAAAATTTTCTTCAGTTACTGTTCCAACAGGATCAGGTTATGCAACATCTGATTTTACAGATAATACTTTTGAAGTAAAAAACTCAACTACTAATACCTTTGAAATTACTATGCCAAGTAATTCAGCAGGTACAACATCTGGCACAGGTTCTGCTCAAATTGATCCTTATGTATTTGTTGGACCTACAATTGAAACTGCAGGTTTTGGTTGGGGAACATCTACTTGGAGTGCTGAAACATGGAATACACCTAGATCAACTAGTAATGTAATCTTAGATCCTGGTAACTGGTCACTTGATAATTTTGGTCAAATATTAGTTGCAACTATTCATAATGGTAAAACTTTTACTTGGAATGCAGGAGCCAGTGGAGCTAGAGATATTAGAGCAACAGTTATGTCTGGTGCACCTACTAAAACAAGATTAACTCAAGTATCCGATAGAGATAGACACGTATTTCATTTTGGTACAGAAACTACAATCGGTGATACATCGACTCAAGATCCTATGTTTATTAGATTCTCGAATCAAGAAGATTTTAATAC